TATGTGTTTTGAACAGTGATCCGTTGACATGGATGCAATAAAAGGCATCGGCGCGATTGGGTAAGTTCAACCAGGTATTTGGTAGACCACTCCGAATAGAGTAATAACCTTGCAATGTAGATGATATATTTAAGCTCCCTTTAACGTTTATCGGCACTGCTAGGCAATTGGCTCGGTCTATAAAACTCGATGAATATACGATCATATAATACAGTGATTGGTTGTTAATAAATTGATTCTCTGTCAAGTTGGCATATGCAGTCATAGTGTTAGGGTCAAATGTCAACGTGCCTTGGTAAATAATTTCTGAAGATGGTTGATAATTAGAGGGGTCAACCGTGTTGAGGCTCCAAAACATTTGGACATTTTGGAGATTTGGGTTTCCTATTTTTATGAGCTGGACCTCAATCCGTTGGATTACTGTATATGGAATGGGAGTCACTTGTATTTGTATGGGTTGTGCTATTTTATTCGTTGCAATCAACAGGGTGTTATGCACAGACGGCGTCGGATTGGTATAGTACATACCAAGTGGTTGAGATATAGGGCTGACGTAATTTAGCTCAACGTGCGTTGCATTATACTGGATGCAGTAGGCAGCGCCCGTAGTCGTGATAGTTGTCCACGTTGTGCCACCATCCGTCGAGAATTCACCATTGCCGTCGCTATTCGTGCTCGTATTATACACGCAACAGTAACAATTATTAGGATCGCCGATATTGCTATCTGCAATTGATAAATAGTAGGTCGTATTGTTTGATATGAGAATGTTAGTAGTGGCTGATGCAGTACATGTGCTAGCGGATGTGACCATAGGCCCACTTGCTATAGGGAAGCCATTGGGTGGACCGTTATAAAGATTCCATACAAGTGAGGGTTTGACTGGTGTGCCAATGGAATAAAGTTGCACAGTAATGGATGTGATGAGGGTACATGGCGAAGTGTCGACCATAGAGAAAGGTTGAGCGATCATCGACGTTGTTGTGATGGGTTTAAAGCTGGATCCGGCTTCAATTGCCGATACATTCGGCACGTTGTTATAGAATACGCCAAGCACAGTCGCGTTGTTTGTGTCAGGAACAGTTCTGGTTAAGGATCCATAAAGGTAGTTGTTTCCATCACCATTGTCAATGACTCGATAGTTAGTTTCAGATGTATCTAGGGTGGCCGGTTGTTGGAATCCTAAGACTTCGGAAATGGTAGAGGCTTTCATATCAAACACAAAGGGCACATCAGACGAAAATTGGATCTTTGCAGTGCCCTCGCCGAAAGTAGCGCATGTAACTGAGAAGTTATCTTCTCCTACTGCGAGTAGGCCACTTGATACGTTTGCAACAATCGTATCAGACGTATAGTCTTTTGTTGGAATATGCATAGAATGGGTGATGTTTTCTCGTGCACGCGGGCCTACACCAAATACGAGCTTGTTGTTGTATGAATCAACGTTATACATTGTACGTGGAATAGATGCATCAACAATCTCAAGGCCATATACGTTGAAGAAGGGTTCGTCAAAGTCCACTGGGTACTCTGATGGCGTCGGATAAGCTGCAAAGTTTCGCATGGAACTATCGATGAAGATGACCTTGCTTACTTTGACGCCATTCTCATACAAATAGTCGACGTCTTCGATCGGCATGTTTCAATTATATATATTGACGCACCCATTCTTTATATCTAAACGGACCAGGAAGTTATGTGAAAAAGAATAATATGTTGTCTTATTAATGGATAAAAGTTTTAACACAGCGGTTTATGAGATTACACATAAGGACCCTAGAGCAGAGCACCCAAAAAATATTAATGTAGAGTTGAAAGCACACCAACTTGCCATGCTAAATAAATGCATGGAGTTTGAGACAAATTGTATTAAAATAAAGCAGTTCCCTGAAATCACGGGGCGTTACCCTTACGTAGGAGAGGAGGATTATATGCATACGAATGTTGGCATCATCGGGGATAAGGTTGGAGCAGGAAAATCGTATGTGGTTTTGTCTCTTATATTGAACCAGATGCCAACGAATCGCATGCAATTAAAACTGCATACCTATGGGAACAACAAAGTCATTATGCATACATCAGACTCGAGTGTCGTATACAATACAAGCCTTGTCATTATTCCACATATACTGTGTAATCAATGGAAGGAATACATTGCTACATTTAGTGATAAGCTCAAATACGCTATCGTTAACAATTCACGGTCCTTCGAGATCTTTCGCAAAAACGCAAATGTCATCAATGACTATAACTTGATACTGATAACAGCCTCGATGCACAACTCTTTCGCCAACCTGCTTGCGATTCATCATATCACCGTGCTGCGTGTGTTCTACGACGAAGTGGACAGCATGAACATACCCAATTCACTTGAGATCCCAAGCCGGTTCTGCTGGTTCGTGACGGCATCATACGGAAATCTGATATATCCTATTGGATACAGGGGAGTTGACGAACGCTCGATGCGTTACATCTATTATGCGACTGGCATCCGCAACAACGGCTACATCAAAAACCTGTTCATTGACTTGACTGCTCTGAGCAGAGAGTTCATGAATGTCCTCGTGTTGAAGAACTCTGATGATTTTGTAGATCAATGTTTCCATATTGCGGATCCGAATATTCATACTGTGATTTGTAAGGAGCCGAGCACTATCCATGTATTGAATGGGTTGGTTGATAGAAATGTGATGGAGTGTCTCAATGCAGGTGACGAGAAATCGGCTATAGAATTGATCGATTCACGACGGCGGCATTGCGAAGACCATATCGTAAACATCCTTATCCAGCGTTATTCCGATGATTTGCATAACGCGACGGTACAGTATCAGGCGGTCGCATTGATGTCATATATCAATCAGACGGATAAAGAGAACCGGCTCGCTCGGTTAGAAGAGCGCCGCACAGATTTGCAGAATAAGATTCAGTCCATTCGAGATCGTGTGGTGAATAGTATGACGTGTCCCATCTGCTATGAGAATGTGAAGAACAAGACGGTAACCAACTGTTGTTCTAACATCTTCTGTTTCAGCTGCATCCACGTATGGATTAATCTGAACAACAAGTGTCCATTGTGCAAATCGACGCTCATGCAGCGTGATATCTATGTAGTTGATAGTAATCGCAAAGACAGTGACGAAGTCCTTCCTCCGGAGGATTTAGTCAGCGATCGATTTGATAAAATAAAGAATCTGATGATCATATTGGGAAATCGTGCCCCAGGGTCCAAGTTCTTGGTCTTTTCGAGCTATGAGAACACATTCAACAAGATTGCTGAACAGCTCACACATCAAACCAACCTCCGGTTCTCATATCTAAAAGGCAACAAGTTCCAGGTCCAGCAAAAGCTGAACGAGTACCGAGATGGTAATCTAGACGTATTGCTGGTTAACGCTACCAATTATGGCAGCGGTCTGAACTTGGAAAACACGACTGACGTCATTATGTTTCACAAGTGCGATTCGGAGATTGAGAAGCAGGTGATTGGTCGTGCTCAGCGGGCAGGACGCAAATCCAAGTTGAACCTATGGTTCTTATTGCATAACAATGAACTGAGGACCCCTGAAACGACAACGGTAACCATTTAATTCCGCATGTATTGAAGCATGTGCTGGTTCATACGTGCATGATGTGATTCATAGATCCGGTCTTGTTCCATTTGGTGTTGTTGACGACGCATATCAAGTGCTTTCTGATGTTCTACCGCATCATTATACTCTTTCCACTCATTGTCATTCATAGTCGTATTTTGGGAACGATGGGTTTCCAGCTCCTTCATGGACTTGAAATCTTGGCGACTTTTGACGAGTTTGGGATCGATGAGCTTTGAAGTCGTGTGAGCTTTCATATAATCCATGTAATTCACCTTTTTGATGGTGTCGTTTGCACCACTGAAGTCGTCGACTTCGTTGATTCCCAGTTCAGAGAATCCGACACGCTTCGCCATAAGCGTGGGTTCCGGTGGTTTGTATTGCATGATCTCTTTATTGCCATCATTTACAGCCTGTTTATCGAACGCTTTATTGAAATTATTCAGCTTGAACGTTTTCATCTTATTCGGGATGTTAATGTCTTCGCGGGCAGCCGAGCTCGCTGCCATAGTGTGGCCGTATCCTACAGCCATAGCGTCGTCGAGGCGGTTTTCTTCGAATATGCGGTTGAATGCAGTCATAAACTCTCCCTGGTTGCGATTATCAACGCCACCGCGCGGCCGCTCCATAGCAGGCGGTGGCTGCCTGGATCGCTCCTGTTCATACATGGTAGCAAGGTCTGCATTGCCGCTTCGCTTCTCAGTTTCAAACTGCTTAAACTCATTCTTGAGTTCCATGAAATCCTTTTCCATCTTTTTTTCATAGTGCTTGAGCAAGCGCTTGTAACACTGCGTCACGAGCTGGAATAATTCGTTGCTACCACCCTTGTCTGGATGCACCTGAAGCGCGATGCGTTTGTAATTGTTACGTAGTTCTTCAAGGGTGTAGTTTTTGCTGACTCCGAGGATTTTGTAGGGATTCACACTGTCGCTTGTTCGTTCCATTTTCAATTGACATATATAATTTTTACTTAAGTATTTACTGCACAGTGGTTTATAATTTGACGCACAGTTCATGGAATTGGATTCTGGAAAGTCGCTATATGAAATGCTTCAAGTGGCTCCAACTGCGACTACTGACGAATTAAAAAAGGCTTATCGAAGGCTAGCTATGGAATGCCATCCAGATAAAACAGACGGAGACAAAGAGAAGGAGGCCATTTTCAAACAGATAAATCATGCGTATCACGTGCTTTCGGATCCAGAGCAGCGCAAAGACTATGATCTCGCTGGGAAAACCATCACGTCTATCGCTGATTTCAACATGGCGAACGTAGACGATCTTATGCGCGACATCTTTTCTGATATGATGTTCACGGAAGCAGCGTTCGTCGTCGATCCAATGCAACCCAAGTTTGATTTTACGTACGTATACCACGATGGTGTGTCTCGCTCCCGTTCGAAGACGCCAGATCCCGAGTACATCGATATCTCAGTAAATCTGAATGAGCTCTATTATGGTTGCAAAAGGAATATCCAATATGACATCCTGGAAATGTGTGGAAGTTGTCACCCGCATAAAGTGAAATCTCGAAACACGATTCGATGCATGCAGTGTCACGGCAAGGGTACGATGCCGCTGAGCATTTTTTCTTTGGGGAAATGCAGTGCATGTGCGGGGGCCGGAATGATTTCGTTAAGAGAAAGAGCGTGTCATGAGTGCAATGGCAGTCATTACGTTACATCAAGTCGAACGACAACCTTGAATATTCCCAAGGGTGTTAGAGATAAATATGAGTTTGTTATGAAGGGCAAGGGATCTTATGATAGCGATGGCGGCCACTATAAGGACATTGTAGTAGTAATGTCCCACGAATTGCCAGCAGGCATACGCGTAGACGCACAATCAAATGTGCATGTGGATTTGAATGTTACCTTGGTGGATCTGATATGTGGGTTCGAAAAAGAGATAAGCCTTTACGATGGCTCGATTACGGTATCTTCTAAAGAATGCCTATGTCCAACAGATCCTATACGGATCGAGAAAAGGGGTCTACCTAAGTATAAGGACCCAAATGGTATGGGAGATTTGTTTGTGCATTTGATCGTCAGCTATCCTCCTATAAAAACGATGAATAAACTGCGACCTATTTTCATGAAGTTATTTAAGCGAAGCGAAATAAGCACGTCTCCTGATAATATCAACCTTTCTTAAAGAGCAGTTTGTCTCGGAAGGCGACGCACCCTACAACAGCAAGGGCAAAGAGAAGGAAAACAATAACAAATGTAATGCTATGATCGGTGTGTCTTTGCGAAGCTGGAGAGCACACAAACGGTTCGATCAATTTCGTTGGGTAAGCAGCAATCGCATCTTGCAGGGTCATAGTGGATTTCCCCAAGAGCATGTTTACAGCGTTATGCATAGCAACCGTCCATTCGAACAATTTTGTGGGGGAGTCCAAGTATTTATCAATAGGCGTATGTTTGAGATTCTCCTTGTAATGGTCAGCGCATTTTCCACACGGCAGTACTTTGTCGAGGTTTTCAAAGAAGTATTTATAGTTCATTTTGTCTGTGGTAGACGGTGCAGCAGGGTAACCAAGGGCGATGTAATGAATTCCAATCCACAGGTGTGGTCCCCAAGTAGCAGGATCCATACGCTTTAATTATTCCAAACATTTTGTGATGAACAGAATGTACTTAAGTATAATTGATCCAATTTACATGCATATATGTCTGAGTGTAGTATGTATCCGGTTCATGGATATAATAAGGCGCCTCCTGGATTGGAACACCTATATGGCATCTACAAACCTGTAGCATCTCCTGTTGTACTTGATTTGAAGCCTCAATCTGGTTGTATTTCTGAAAGCACTGCTACTCCTGGACATTCTAGCAACACTACCCCTGTGTCTAGTGAGGATAATCCAGACAACCGCATTCGCAATCATGGTAATGGTAGGAGAATAAATCGTATTCAATGCATTAATTGCGGCATCTATGGTCATACAGCTAAGAAATGTAATGCTCCTGTTACGAGTTATGGTGTTATATGTTACAAGTTGCAACAAAAGAGCGACATTGATCATGATAAGCAGCTTCAATATCTGATGATTCAAAAGAAGGATTCTCTGAGCTATGTCGAATTTGTGAGAGGCAAATATGATATTGCAAATCGCGAATACCTTATTAAACTCGCGTGCAACATGACGCCTTCAGAGAAACAACGACTGCGTCAGTATAACTTTGAGGCAATATGGCAAATGTTGTGGGCAAACGACATGCCACAATCCAAGAAATTCATGGCCAATTTTGTCGATTCTAGACGTAAATTCGAACGACTCCAAAGGGGGTTTACCTTGAAGCATTCCAATGGCACGGTTGCCCACTTTAACTTGAATATTATGCTGGAGGCTTCTACGAATCAATTTCATGAGACGGAGTGGGAGTTTCCAAAGGGACGCCGCCAGATTAATGAATGCGACGAAGATTGTGCAGTGCGCGAGTTCTTTGAAGAAACAGGAATACCCAGGAATAATATCATATTGCATACGGATATCAAGCCATTGGAAGAAGTGTTTGTGGGAGTGAACAAAGTGCGCTACAGACACGTTTATTACATCGCAACTATTGCGAGTCCAATCGTTACATTTAATCTTGATTTGAAAAACACGAAACAATGTGGAGAAGTGAGAGACATAGGGTGGTTTTCTGTGGATGGTGCCTTGGAAAAGACTCGACACGCATACATAGAGCGTAAAGAGATATTGTTGAGAGTTCACAGGACACTCAATAAATAATATGCGAATGTATTAAGTAATCAGTGCAACATATGAGCAAGGCTGAGCTCATAACTCAAGTGGAGGATTTATTGAAAACGTATGAATATACAACAAGTTCAAAGAAAAGAGCTGCCATTAAGAAAAAGCTCAAAGCTATTGGCAAAGAAGTGGAGCAAGATGAGCCAGAAATGTATCCTGAGTATTTTTTGAACGAGTTTAAAAAGTCAGACCTCGTTTCTGGTTCAGAAGAATTTGTACTGTCACCGAATCAGGTGTTTTTGAAAAAATGGCTCTCCCCCAATTCGGAGAATAACAGTGTTCTCTTATTTCACGGAGTCGGGGTCGGGAAGACCTGCACTTCTATTCAAATAGCCGAGAATTTCAAAGACATGTTTAAACAACGCGCACTTATCATTGTTCCAAAGAACCTGAAAGCGAATTACAAGCGACAGTTGTTCAATGTTCGAACCCTTGTCGACGACAACATGGAGCAGTGTACCGGAAACGAGTATTTAAAGAAGATCCCAAATCGCGCAATGCAGACATCGGAGCACATTGAGAAGTCGGCGATGCGATTGATCAAGCAACGTTATCAGTTTTTGGGTAGAGGAGAGTTTGTGACTGCAGTGGAAGACACGGATCTGAACCCTGAACGTATCAGGGCACTATTCTCGGACAGAGTCATAGTATGTGATGAAGTTCACAACTTGCGCATGAGCTCGGATAGCACTGAGAAGAAGGCACCTGCACTTTTGAAGCTCGTGCTCGAGCATGCGACAAATGTCAAACTGGTATTGATGTCTGCGACGCCGATGTTCAACGAAGCCGATGAGATTTTTTGGATCATGGATCTCGTAAGCACGAACGAGAAGCGGACCTTTGAATCATCTGCGCTATTTGGACAAAATGGGAAATTAATGAAGAAGGCAAAAGAGACGATTGCCGCTTTTTCTCGACGATACGTGTCTTATATGCGCGGTGACAATCCAGTCACATTTCCAGCGCGTTTGTATCCCATCATAAACGGCTATTCTTTCAAAGACTATCCTAGCATAGATGCTTACACGAACGAGCCTATTCCCGATGCAGAACAGATCAAATATTTGGAATTAGTCGCCAGCAAGATGAGCAAGTACCAACAAACTATGTACATGAAGTTACAAGATGATTCACTCGATCCTGAGATGATGAAAAAAATCCAGCTCTCTAACATCATATTCCCTACAAAGAGTGAGTCAGAGGATGTCCAGTTCAGCATTGGCGATGCCGGCTTTGAGAGTTGTTTCGAGAGCCTAGAAAAGAAGCATCTGTGTGTGCGATATCGGGACTGGGTTCTGGTGGCTCATGGCGAGTTTTTGGCGGCCGATGGCCTTAACAAGTTCTGTCCGAAAATAGAGACGTTGATCAACTATGTTCGAAATGCAGAGGGTGTTGTGTTTATTTATTCGCGCTACGTATGGGCGGGCATCATCCCTATTGCCATCGCTCTAGAGCACGCTGGGTTTGGACGCTTTGGAGGCAATCATCTCTTAGATAACGGAAAGTCGAAAGGGAAGGCTGGAAGTTACACGATCTTGTCGAGTGACGAGCAGCGCATATCACCCCAAAAAGAGCAGGACATTCAGACTGTGAGCTCCAAAGAGAATGTGGATGGATCCGTTATCAAGGTTGTCTTGGTGTCGGATGTGGGGTCTGAAGGTATTGACTTCAAAAACATCCGGGAGGTACATATCATGGAGCCATGGTTTAATATGAATAAAATAGAGCAAATCATCGGGCGAGGTGTGCGCAATGATGCTCACCGCTATTTGCCAGAGGAAATGAGAAATTGTACGATATATCATCATGTGAATATGTTGGCAGGGAAGAATGCGGAACTGGAAAGCATCGATTTTCGGATGTATCGCATTTCAGAAAACAAGCAGAAGCAGATTTCTCAGGTGGAACGTGTGATGAAGGAGAATGCGATCGACTGTGCTTTGAATCACGACGTGCTAGTGTACAACGACGGTCCGTCGTTAACAATAAAGACATCACAAGGAAAAGTGATCCATGGATTCAAACGGATAGATGCCCCCTATTCTCGACAATGTGACATGTCGACGTGTTCGTTGAAGTGCAGCGTGGCTCTACCACAGAAGCCAAGTGCGCCATTTTATCGTCCGTCCGTATTGGGATATGAAGTGAAAAAGAGTGTTAAACGGATGGTGCGCCTGTTCGCTCTCAAAAAGATGTGGACGCGTGAAGAGATTGCGAGTCGCAAAGAGTTGCGAGAGGTGAATGAAGTGGTGTTCGAACACGCTCTCGCTGAGCTATTGAAAGCGCCAGTGGGCCACGGGCGTGTTATTTTGCGCTCAGGAGCCTACTTGTACCAATCAAACGACATCGAGGATACAAAGATTACGGTGCAAGATCGCGAATTGTCCAAGATGCCAAAAGTCAAGAATGTGCCGATCCGTGAAGACAAAACTGCTATATTGCTGCCACAGAATGAGGATATAGGGGATTTTGAACAAAAGGTGATTGGGCAAGTAGAAGATATGCGGAAACTTATCGCGGGTCTCGATGAACCGAATGACACTGTTTGGGACATGGTTGCAGATCGCATGTCGGATGACGACGTTTTCCGAGTTGCAGCAATGCAAACTCGCGCTACTGGAGTCCGAAAAATTCATCAAGCTCTCAAACGAGCTGGCATTTTTCACGGGACAGACAGGATAGAGTTCATTTATCTTGACAACCGAATATTGTGTTATCATGAAAACAAATGGCAAGACTGCGAAGCGATGCAACACAAACGCTACTCGCGAATGCTCGACGCGTATTTAGCAGGTGTAATCAAAGGCAAGACAACAATCGATGTGCGAGGGTTTTTGGAATCCAAGAAAGGCGAAACGAAATTCAAGCTGTTGGATAAAGAGAAGCATCAAACGAAAAAGAACTCGAGACAGGGATCGGTGTGTGTGGCGACGACTTCTTACAGCATAGAGAACATGCGCCAGCGGATAGGAGCTGTAGTCGAAGATGCTGAATCGAAATTGAGTCAATTCACTGCATTGAACAAACTGTGCTTGTGCAATACATACGAGTACTGGCTACGCAGAGCGTCTTCTGACGGCAAGACGTTGACTTTCTTTAATAAAGTTGGGTACATCCTTTACAAGAATCTGCCCCAAAAAATTTGATTTAAAAATTATGTGTGTGTTATTTTTAAACACAAGAATGGCCGCAAAATGGGAAGAGATTTTCGTGAAGTCGGTGCTTTATGAAAAGGTCAAACTGCCTGCTTCGGAACTCCATTCTGGTTATTTACAAAAACTCTTGGACATTCTCAAGGGAAAGCTTGAAGCGGTGTGTACACGTCACGGCTTGATCAAAAAGCATAGCATAGAGATACTGCAAGTGTACACTGGGCAAGTAGAGGTACAAACATTTCGAGGAGCGACTAATTTCCATATCAAATTCAGGGCTGACGTTTGCAATCCTGCTGTAGGTAGTATATTGGCTTGCAAAGTACAAAATATAAACAGCTTTGGAATTCTTTGCACGTGCTCTTTCATGGACCCCATCGACAATGTGGAGTGCACTGTAATCGATGTCATTATCCCCAAGCAGAGCATTGCCATCAAGTCTGAGATTGACTTAGCCAGGGTTAGCATTGGTCAAGAGCTGCACATCGAAGTAATGGGGAAGAAATTCCAACTCCACGATAAAAAAATAAGTGTGATTGGGAAGGTGATAAACTCGGGAAAGAAGAAAGTTCTGACCAAGTTGGATGCAGAAGAACATCAGTATGACGTTGACGAAGAAGAAGAGATCTTTATCGATGGAGAAGAAGATGATAAGGATGATGATGAAAAAGAAGAGGGCAAAGACGAGATGGAAGAGGAGGAGGAAGAAGAGGAAGATGGTAGTGACGAAGAGGTTGAGAAAGATGTTGTCAAGGTTGTTAAAGACGAGGAGGACCCGGAAGAAGAGGCTGACGAACAAGATGAGCAAGATGGCGGGGAGTTCAGCGACGCATCGGTGTTTGAATTCAGTGATACTGATTAAGGATTTAAAGGAAAGCCTTCGATTTTAGGGTATAAAATGCTGGCGTCCTCGCACAAGAGGGAATTAGCTGAACAAATTAACGGATTAGATAAAAATGAACAAGAGGATATTTTCCTGATATTAAAGAGTCACGATGTTTTCTTTTCTCGTAATACAAATGGTATCTTTATTAACATGAAGAACTTGAACCCCACGATCATGAAGGAGATCGAATTGTATATTAACAGTCTTGGAGAGAGGAAACAGCGCATGGCCACTGCATACAGCGTTGAAAATGAAGCGGCTCCGTCATTTGAAGAAATACAAGAGAATGATTCATCTCAACCATATACTTTTGAAATCGTAAAGTTGTCTAATGATGAAGAGCTTCTTGTGGCTCAATTTGTCAAAAACATTGGTGTTGACAAGATGGTTTCTAAGAAGTCAACGCATCAAAGCAAGTTCCAGACAGCCAAAAAGAAGTATTCAAGGCCATGTACTCGGGCGGACGACTCCCCGAGCATGGGACTGTTGAAACAAGAGTACATTATGTGAAGCAAGTTTATAAAATTTTGATTTGATTCTATTGTGAAAACTGATTTAAACTTTGTTTTTGTATATTCTAGGACACATGATGTCTGGCATCAAAGTTCTGTCTTTAGAAGACGTGACTGGAGCCTTGTCCGTAAACAAGGTGTTTCTGCAAATTCAACCAAAGGGATCTTACGAGCAAAATTCAACCTATCATGGAAACAAAAAGATGTCTGTGTTTATGCCACCACCGATTGACGCAAAGGGTCAATCCCGCATCGTTCATCAAGCTGACAGTGCCGATCAACAGCAACCCGCAGCTTCGTTGGTACTTCAGTCTATGATGACCGCGATTGCTAGCGCGTTAGGTGTTCATGTCAATCCAAAGTGGATGGCTGCTGCTTCGTCAGTCGATATAAATATAGCCTTGACTAAAATTGCCGAGTCAGAGAAATGCACATTGTTTGTGATTCATCAAAAATGGTATTTCAAGTTTGGAGACTTTCCTGCATCGATTACTGTTCAGAAGAAATCTACGACGTTCCATGTGCATGCTAAAAAAGGCGAGTCGAGTGAGTCTGTGCTTCAATCTCAGGGATATATCGAAATCATCAAGGGTCCTGCGCTAAAGCTTAAAAAGGTCAAGGAATTGCAAGAAATTGCGGTTATTTGCAACATTTCGCTCGATGGCGGTGGTAAGAAGAAGCTTAAAGCCGAGTTGGTACTCGACATTGAATCATACTTCAAAAATTTGAACACCACACTTTTGGATTAAAAAATAATATCCCTTCATTTTAATCTTGATGGACGTCTCATCTATCGATTATCAACGTGTGAAACATTTTGTTGATTTAGGTTGTCAACCAGGCAATGAATTCGAGTTCCGGATCAAAGAACGAATTGACCGATTCCAGTTCTCGAGTGTGATTCAACGTTTCATCCAGAGGGGCTTTACCCTTGCTGAGACTGACGTGCTCGACATTCGTGTCGAGACTCCTGAATTCGAAGGGTTCCGTTATCACATGGAAGACAAGACACAAATCGTTCGCTATTGCAAGTCCAATGTGGTCGGCGATAACAACGGCTCTCACAACGTCGACAGAAAGACAGCTGGAGAGGCGCCTGTTGACATTGAAGAATATCGATTGCGAGCTTCTTTGAAACGGGAATCGGTGATCGATGATGTGAATATCGTCGACTCTTTCATCGCGGCGATTGAGAGCGACGCCGGCAAACACTATCGCTACAAAAAAAGGTATTCCCTGAGCGCTCCCAAGTCGAGTTACCGTTTAGACGCGTCAGTGGTGAAAACGAGCGCGACACACGCCAAGACGTTTGCGCAATCTGGGGTCCTGGCTGCCCAGGAGATGTTTGAGGTGGAACTTGAACTCGTCGTCAAAAAAAAAGAGGGGCAGGCACTTGATTTGAAAACGATCGTTCACGAAGGCTTCAATCATGTCGCCGAGGTGATCAAGGCGATTGATGGCACCGAACTCATCGTCAAGCGGTCAGAAGCCGCGGGTGTCTTACAGCAATACCTTGCGTTGACGAAGCAGTCTACTAATATTGACGAGGTCCGCAAAAATGCCAAGGCTTTCTTCATCGGTCCTCAAAATGTGGCCCTCGAACTACGCAACGTAGTCGAAGCGGATGTCGACGTCATTTCGGTGCAACATGGATACAGTGTGACAGACAAAGCCGATGGCGAGCGCATGTTGCTCTTCGTGGATTCCAAACACAAGGTCTACCTGATCAATAATCGTCTTGATGTTCGAGACACGGGAGCAACTGCTTCGGCAACCTTGAAGAATACGTTGATCGATGGCGAATGGATCACGCGCAGTAAGCTCGGCAACGTGATGAATAAATTCATGGCGTTCGACGTCTATTACCACAAAGGCGAATCGGTGGCACACTTGCCCTTGATGGCTCCAAGCGGCGTGGATTCGCGATTGGACGTTATTCGTGGAGCAGTGGCTGGGATTAAATCGAATTCGGACTTTGTTTTGACTGTCAAAGAATTCAAAACGGCAGAGGGCGCTGCTATCTTCGAAGAATGTGCAGGGATTCTGAACAATTATAAGCTGAACAAGATCGAGTACGAAATTGACGGTCTCATCTTCACCCCTCTTGCCGGTCAAACCAACCTTAAAGACTTGGGGTCGCGGACTTTCAAGTGGAAGCCTCCGCAAGATAACACGATCGATTTCTTGGTAGATTTTGAGGACGACATCAATATCACTGTCGGTTCTGTCAACCGGATGCACAAGTGTGTCAATCTGATTTGCGGGTTTCGATCGGGATCCGACGGCATCAATCCTCTTGACATCCTTTTGCAAAAGAAGCCGGCGGACGCGAATAAATATGTGCGTCGTGTATTTGCCAAAGCCTTCTTGCCTATCGAAGACGATGGTCGAATTCTGACTCTCAAGACACGGGAACCCATACTCAATGGCATGATCGTCGAGATGTCATATGACATGAATCAAGAGGTCGAGATGCTGCGCTGGCATCCCAAGCTGATTCGCTATGACAAGAACGAGTTGCTCAAAAAGACGGCGCGCATATCGGGGACTGCAAACGATTATCATGTCGCGATTAAAACGTTGCGTACAATCAAGAATCCTGTTACGATTGATATGATCACTGGCAAGGCGGCTGTGTCAAAGGATACCATTGTGAACATGGAAGACGTATACTACAACCGCATCACCGACCGCAAGAGCAGCCCTTTGGCCCCGATGTTGTTGTTCCACAATTCATGGGTGAAGAACGAACGGCTCTTGCAACTCTTCCGAAAGAAACACTACAAGCTGTTCGATTTCGGTGTCGGCAAAGCAGGCGACTTGCGCAAATGGTTCGATGCCGAATACAGCCTCGTGGTGGGAGCAGATGTGGTAGCTGATAACATCCTCTCTGTCAATGACGGAGCCTACAAGCGTTACCAAGAGAAGTTGCAAGAGCTGAATGATATGAGCAAGCGCGGAATGCGAGTGCCGTCAACCAAGGCGCTGTTCTTGGTTATGGACGCCGGAACACGTTGGACAAAGGAGTATGTCGAGAACTTGTCCAATGAACACGAGAACCAGCATCTTGCTAAGATCGCATTCGGGTACGGAAAATCCAGTGATGTGCAAAAACAATTGCGTCCTTTCCATAATGTCATATCTGGGTTCGATGTAGCAAGTTGTCAGTTTGCAATTCACTACTTCTTCCGAGACCGTGCTTCGCTGTCCGCCTTTGCGGAGAACCTGAATAGTCTTCTGAAAGTGGGAGGCTATTTCGTCGGGACGTGTATGGATGGTGAGACGGTGCATCGGAAATTGAGGGACCTGCCTTCTGGAGGCAAGATTGAAGGCAAACAAGGGGACAAGACGCTGTGGATGATCATGCGTGAGTACGACGACTTCGTAGCGGGACAGAGCATTGGTAAAAAGATTAAGAACTACATCGAAACGATCAACAAGGTATTTGACGAATACCTCGTCGACATGGTACTCTTGGAAGAGGTGTTTGCACAATACAATATCCGACTTCTTACGAAACATGATAGCGACGCTCTAGGATTGCCTGGGTCCAGTGGCATGTTTGGTGATTCATACGAAGCTATGAAGACTGCATACGCTGGTGATAGCAAAAAATACGCTTATCTGAAAAATGCAATGGAAATGAGCCCTGTAGCAAAAGAATATAGCTTTATGAATCGCTGGTTCGTCTTCCGCAAATACGCTGTTTAAGTTCCACAATCCCAAAACCCTTACTTAAACAAACGAGACTACATATTCGTAATTGTTGTTGGTACGCCATGATTACATCGATCCACATTACAGATTTAAACTTTTCTTTACATGATCCACAAATAAAAGCAGAGCTTCTTGAATTCAATGCCAAGCTCGGAGCATGTGTAACTGAATATAAGAATATGATAGACCAGTATTTTGAGAAACGCAACTGCTGGGATCAGGTAAAAAAGTTCTCCAACGATTACGAGTTTATTTTCACGTCATTGCAGAAACATCCGTGTGTAGCAAATGTCAATCCTTCGAGTCGCAGCTATTTCAAGCTCTGGGAGATACTTAAACAACATGACGGTTTAGGAATGTTGGGGGGTAGTAATGGAATTAAGACAGCCCACATCGCAGAAGGACCGGGTGGATTTGTTGAGTGTATCCAGGATTGGTGCGCGAAGCATGTGCCATGCAAACGCGTAGAATCACACGGCATTACGCTAAGGTCCAAGGATCGTATGGTTCCTAACTGGAAACTTTCAAAGTCACGGCTTGCACGCGGCATTCAGCTTCACGGAGGGGCTGATGGCACAGGTGACATATACAACATTCTCAATATAGAGCACTTTGTCAGAACTGTTGGCGAAGGGACTTGTGACATTATCACAGCAGACGGCGGCTTTGACATACATGGAAACTTCAACAATCAAGAAAACATGATAGAACGTTTGCTCATTAGCGAGATATATGCAGCAATATACACGTGCAAAATCGGTGGTTGTTTTGTGCTTAAAGTGTTTGATTTCTTCTGTGAAGCAACGATTCAATTGCTATGGATATTGAAGATTGCATTTGCTGATTTACATATTCTCAAACCATTGTCAAGTAGACCAGCGAATTCGGAAAAGTATATCGTGGCATGTGGTTTCAAAGGCAGGCAGATAAACGAGCTATTAGATCCACTGGATCATATGTGGCATTACATTAACTCGGGAGGGAAAACACGTTTTCACATCGAAGTTCCATGCGACTTTATGTTGCATGTGTCAAATTATAACCGCCAATACTGTTTTAGGCAAATGTACTACATATGCAAAACAGTGGCTTTCATTGATATCATCTACTACAAAAAACAAAAGGAGTTTTGTGAACATGTTGTTCGACGGCAATACAATCTGTGCAAAGAATGGTGTATCATGAACGATATTCCATATCAAAGAAATAACGAGTTTGAAGATGAGTAGGCTATGCTTTGTCTAAAGCTGGCTTGACGAAAGCGTTTACGAGCTCGGAGCCTACTGCAACTGATGCGTTGTGCACAGATGTGTGATTTGACTGCACCTGTTTAAGGCGTGCAATCATGAAACGTAAAAAGCTCATATCCACATTTGGCTCGCAGCATTTTTCGAGGAGTTTGCTGTATGTGCTTGCGAATAGAGGGTATTTTTCAGTAAAGAAGTCCTTTTTATATGACAGTGGATACAGCTTCGATTCTGCTATCTCTGTTGCAATTTTCAGAATGTCATCTGGAGTATGATTCGGATCCGGTATATGCGTTTGAGAAGAAGGTGATGGGTCTGACTTGTCTAGAACCAGGTTTGCTTGCTTTGCATTCCGCTTGGACATCTTTTTAATAGTATTACGATGTTGTGCCTTAAATGTGTATTCCAAAAATAAAGTTACTGATGAGACCGAATAGTTTGGTTAATTCCATATTTAAAATTTATTACGAATTCTGGAGGTAAATGTATAATTTTCATTTCACATCCACATATGATAAAATAGAATAAATTCCCCTCGCAAAGTGTTTTTACAAACGTGTTGTGACTTCAAAATTAAATGGTTAATATCATACGGTGAGCGTGTTATATTTTGAGCAATAAACTTTAATAATCGTGCTCAGGGGGAAATATAGTAGATAAGGTTAATATTAAAAAGATGGCATACAACTTTCCTATGCTGAGCACAAGTAATCAGGTTGTGAATTCCAATATCCCAAGTGAAACAATCCTGCACTATGCGACATCCTATTCACTCACATCATCCAACAACAATTTCGACACTCCCATTGTGCGAGAAGCCATGCAAGTGGACAGTTTGATCGTTCCTCCTGTCATCATCGGTACGGACAAGGTTTTATTTACAGGACCTGTGTCTTTTAGCAATGATATTATTGGTGTGA